TCTTCTGCTGTAAGTTTTGTATCTACATAAGCCTTAATAGATTGTTGAGAAGCTACTTTATTTGCACTATTTGATGCAAAATCATCTTCATCTAAGAAAGCTGACCCTGATATTGATGTATTTAATACAGGAGTAGTTAGAGTTGGTGATGTAAGTGTTTTATTAGTTAATGTCTGAGTGCCTGATAGAGTTACTACAGTTGCATCTATATTGAAGGTAACAGCAGTGCCATTAGCAACAGAGCTAATACCAGTTCCACCTAATAAGCCTAATGTTTCATTATTGATTCTTACATCAATCTGATTTCCGCTATCATCAACAATATCTAAGTCTTGAACAGTATTATTATCATCTACATATTTTTTAATACTTTGTTGAGTAGCTAATGCAGTAGCACTATCACTATTCATATTATCTTCATCTAATATTGCAGTAACAGTTACATTTGCACCATTTAATCTGAGGTTATAAATATTTTGTGTTATTGATTGTGAAGTATTGAGTGTAGAAGCCGTCCATGTAGAGGTAGCGTTGTTATATATAAGAACAGCACCATTATCACTAGCACCTGCTGTATTTAGAACATCTACAGCTTTTTGCATAATAGCAGATGGACCTGCTAGACCTTGCGTTCCAACAGTAGTTACACTTATTCCATTAGTGCCTGTTATCGTTATTTGATTTACTGTACTAACACTAGTAACAGTTATAGCATCTACTACACTCATGTCGTAATATTCCTTCTTACACTATAAGTACCTTCAATAAGTCTAGAAACAACACCGCCACCACTTACTATTTCTAAGTCAAAGACTCCATCATCAGGAGTTAAGTTTGCTGTATCGGATGCTGATATTGATAAGGTTACAGTTCCTGCTGAACCACCTAATGCCATTCTTCCATTAGATGTAAGTAACTCTAGCACTTTAGCAGTAGCATCAGGTGTCTCTTTTAAAGACATTCTTCCTGAAGCATAACCAGTTAAATTAATTACTGTATTTGATGAATCAAAGAGTTTAAGAGTCTGACCGAATGTAGCTCCCTGCTCTATTATGAAATGATGATATCCTGCACTCATTAAAACTTCCTATAAATTGCATGGTATCTACCATTTAGCATCTGCTATGTTAATCATAACAAAGAATTAATTAAGTTGCTTTCTTTGTCGTTTTCTTTTTGGAAGTAGTTTTCTTTTTTGTTGTTTTCTTCTTAACAGGTGCTTCTCCACCTTCCCATGCTTCATTAACATCAGGAGTTGAATCATCATCACCTATTAAATGACCCTTATCGTTTCTTGCTCTTTTAATTTCAACTTCAGCTTCAACTTCTAGTGTTTCTTCAACTGAATCCATTTTAACTTCCATAGCCCATCCATTAGCAACAAACTTTTCCATATTAGCCTGCATATTTTCACTAGATGCTTCTATGATCTTATCAACCTCTTGAAGCTCTAATGTACCTTCATCATTCATACATGGCTTCGGATTTATTATTTTAAATTTCTTTGACATTATATCTCCTTAAATAGAGGGAGGTTTTTCACCTCCCAATGTACTAACTGTAATTAACGAACAGTTACTGTACTTGCTCCTTCAGAATGCAATGCATATCCTTTAATGACATCAATACTCATGGCTGTGCCAGTAGTATGGTTGCCCAAGAATACTATGTTACATCTAATGTACCTTTTACCACCAATGTAGCCAATGCTACTTGTTTGTGGTGTTTCGGCATTCGCATCTAACATCAACCACACACCATCGGTAGTTCCGATAGCAGAGTCAGTGACATCTTTTGCAAGTGCGTTTGTAAAGGTACTATTATCATCAGAATGTTGTAACACATAGCTGATTGATAAATTGGCAGCAAGAGTAACACCCTCAATACCAGTATTAACATTTACATATGCACCATTAAAGCCTTTTAGGTCTACGGCAGTTCCAGCAACAGTAGCTCCATTACCTGCTAAGACAACGGCTGCTAATGCTTGTGTAGATACTAAATTATTTCCTAAATCTCTCATAATTTACTCCTTATGCTTTTTGGGTTAATGTACAGATAGCTTCAGGCATAATAACCTGTCCACCAACTCTTCTTCTTGCAATGTATCTTACATTACCAGTAGTAGCTTGTGTGAATGGGTCTCTTAATACTGATAACGCAACTCTATCAACAATCATATATCCTCTTCTGAAATCTCCAAAAGCGATACATTTTTTGTCTTGAGCAGCATTTTCCATATCTGATGCTTCTATGTAAGGGTGTCCAAGAATCGTACTTGTAGCTCCTACCTGTAGTGAAAATCCTGCTTGAAAGACATATTGTCCAGCAGTATCTTTCAGTTTTCTAATAGTTGATAACACGCTTCTGTTAAATACCCATGTACCATTTTTGGCATAATCGGATTTAATAGCAGCATACACGTCCATTAGATTCTCTGCTGTGATAGCTGAGTTTGAGCCTGAATCAATATTGCCAACAGAAGTATTCTGTGTGAAACCTTCAGGTTTACCAACAGAGTCTCCATCAACAAATGCTTTACCTTCTGCTTTCGCAAATTGTGTAGCAAATTCTGACTGCATTTCAGCTTCAAGATTAAATACTGAATCTTCTAAGTCTTGCTCAGAAATATCTACCATTGCATACATTTCGTGTGCAGGTAGCTCTTCTAATCCAACTCTATATCCTTCAGTTTCACTTCTTGTACCACTTTCAGCAACCCATTGAGCTGTGAATGTACCTTCCCTTTTAGGAATTTGAATGCTTCTAGCACTTGTATTTCTAACTCTAGAGATACTTCTGATAGGTGACATTTCAGTTACTTCTTTAAGTAATTCTTTCACATATTCAGGCGGTGCTAAATATCCACCAGTTGAGTCATTGCTGACTGTTAATGCTTTCTTCTCTGCTCCGTCAAGACCTTCCAGTCCTTTTCTACAGTATGCTTCAAAAGCGTTCACATATTCATCAACTTGCTTAGATTCAAAACCTGAGTTCGGTCTTGTCACTACAGTTTGTAGCTCATCTAATCTTGATTTAATGTTTTCAGCGTTGGCTTCAGCAGTAGTTAGTTTTTGATTCATGTCCTCGTAAGAATCCATCTTGGCTTCTAACTTAGTCATTTTCTCATCTACATACGCTGTACCTTCGCCTTTTTCTATGCTTTCTAATCTTTGATCATTTACTTTCTTAAATTCGTTGAAAGTTTGACCTAGATCGTTAATAGCATTTTTTATATCTTCCGACATAATAATCTCCTAAGATTTTAAGGTTAAAGTTAAGTTCTTTATGGCATCTACCAATTCAGCACTCGTGTCAACCTCTCGTTGAACAAATACATCCGTGACAGCTTTTGCTGCCATCTTTGCTTCTGAACGAGAGAGATTGAATGCATCACGCATTCCCTTTTCCCATTCTCTTATAGAAATCTTTTCACCTTTCACAGAACGAACAGTTGCCTGTGTGTTCATTGGAAAAGTTACTAAACTGACTTCCATTAAGTCTACTTCTTTGATGATTCGCTTGTTAGCTCTTCTATCATAAGAAACTTGATCAGGGTTTGCTTTGAAGCCTATTGATAGACCATCTAACGCACCCATTTTTAATAATTCGTAGGCTTCTGCACCTGCTTGTGTTTTAAGAGCCAGTCTTCCTTTTACTTTAAGACCATGCTCATCTTCTTTAATCTCATCAAAGACACCTATTGGCATATCTGATTTATGTTGATATAAGAGTTTTACACTTTGAGGTTTTCTTCTTTTTAATGATTTAGTAAAAGCACCTACTTCTATAACATCATTGCCTAAGTCTTTGTTTCCGAATACAGAACCATAGCCTTCAAAAGTTCCATAGTCTTTATCTTCATCTTCATCATAATACGCTTTAATATCTGATTTAATTTCAATAAATGATTTTATATCAGCAACATTGTCTTTAGAATCTTTGCTCGTTAGTTCTATATATTCTTCATGGGTCTTACATGGCATATAAATCTTATTTCCATCTTCATCCATAGTATGACTACCAACACAACCTATTTCTTTAGATCGTGCGTTCGCTTCTATAGGATTGTCAAAGACATCCTTTCTAATTTCTTCTTTTTGATTGTTAATAGAATCTTCTTTTTTTGAATCGTACTCATTAGTACAAACAGCTAATCTTTGCTCAGAATCGGTATATTCACTCGTCATAGTGTCATCTCCTATACATCTATTTAAAAAATCTTGCCTACTCTCATTATCGTTAGGTTTCAATATAGGCATAATTACTTCATATAGTATCTTATAGAAACAATAAGCACAATATATAGGGTTTATTATTCCATATCTCTTTCATCTGCATATACGATTACGCATCTACAATTAATAACATTTTTAGCACCACCTTTAGAGTCACCTGCAAAACCCATACGCACTCCACCTATATTAAAATCTTCATTCATGTCTACTACTTGACCATTAGCTTGTGAATGTGCTGATCTTGTTCTTGCATCATTTGTTGCAACCCATTTCTTTTGCATTTTTAGTCCAGTATCAGTTTGTAATGTTTCGTGATATGAATGATTAGCAAATGAAGCAGCACTATGCGTTTCTGTTCTTGCTATAAGTGCTGCTCTGCTTCTTGATATTGGTAGGAACTTATCAGAAACAAGTTTTGCTATTTGTGGTAGTGTTAAATTATCTGCTCTTCCTTGCTCTATAAGTCTACTTATACGATTAGACATTCTTGCTGTAATACCTACTAGTATTAATTGTCTTGTATTAAAGTATTGTGACACAACAGCTTCAAAATCTACGCTCCTACCAAACACAAAGGCTTCATCTGCTTTTCTATCTAGCATATATTTGTCCTCATTAAACTTATATATAACCTTAAATGTTCTTGTGTAATGAGATAAAATTAATGGCATAAAATCAGCATTTAAATCCTGTTCTGCTATTGCTTCTTCAAAAATACCAAACTCACTATATCTATATAGTTGGACATTAAGAAACTTTCTAAACAAAGAGTTTAAGGTTCTATTTAACCTTTTTTCAAGATTGTTACGAACTACAAGCTGTCTTCTAGATTCTCTTCTAGTGCTTACTCTTCTTTGCCTGAATTGGTTAAACTCTTTTCTTTGAGGTTGCATTACACTTTTCTAAGAGTTGAGAACTTATGTCCTACAATTACATCAGATGGTTCGCCACCACGATATACTCTTATCAAAGCTACTGGGTCATCTTCTGATGCGTTTAATGTAAAATCTGTATTAGGCACATTGACTTTGCCATCTCTAGATATTTTTGTAATCTTACCTCTAGCTCTGCCACCTGAACTATTCCAAGAAACCATATCACCAACACTTAATGCATTAGGCTCTGCTTTAGTCTCTTCTCTTTCTATTTGATCTCTTACTTTTTTAGACCATGTGAATGCTGGGTCTCCTCCCCAAAGTGCCCATGCAATCCTTCCTGCACTTGGATAACCTTCTTGACCTTGCTTAAATCCTTTACCTTGTTTATCAACTTCATGCCTAGAGAAATAGCTGTACATTCTTTTTACTGTTGATATAGATAGGTTTTCTTTATCTATGAGTTGGTTAGCACGAGTAACACCAACCATAGTGCCACCCCTTTTAAACTTTTTTCTCCATTGCAGACCTCTAGCTGCTTCCTCTGCCATAGAATTGTTTGGAGTAGTATCTATATCGGATAACGCCTTATCCATCTCTAACCAGTCACTTATTGCTTTATCAGTTTCCTCTTCTTCATAATCTTCTAAGTCTTCATCGTTAATTGGGTTTTTAGGCTGCTCAACACTTTCATCGCCGATTGGAAATAGATTAGCAGATACATATAGCTCATTAGCACCCTGCATTTCATCAAGTCCAATAATTTTTCTTGCTTCGTTACGAGTCATAATTCCTTCACGAACTGCTGATGTTACATTCTCATAAGTCTTTCTTTTTCTTTCAGCAAGAGCAGGAATATTATCAATGTCAAACTCTAATGTTAATCTATCGTCAAACATAGGCACTAACCACTCATTAAGGTCAGATGCCATCTTTCGTAAATGTGGAATAATTGTTTCTTCGTATAACGCTAATCTTGCTTCAGCTACATTTGCATATGTTTGTGAATCCGGTACTCCTACTAATTGACTAGGCACACCAAAACATAATGCTATATCAGTAGCAGACTTTTGTGATAAAGCTAAGAAGTCCATATCTTTAGGTGATAGACCCATTTCCTTCCAATCAAAGTCTCCTTCCAGAAGCATTGGTCTACCAGCATTACCAGCTCCACTAAATCTGTTATTAAGATCAGTCAATAATTGTTGTCTTTGTGATTCAGTAAGATTGACTGCAAAACCTGCATCATCTTTAGGTTTAAATATAACTGCTCCACTAGGTCTTGCACCATTGTTAAGTAAGTTAATATTATGTTTAGCTGATAAGTTATGTTGGTCTACAGAGGTAGCTGCTGCACTCATAGGACTTAAACCATGATAATCGTCTAAGGGATTCCATAGTTTTACGTGTTTAACCTCAGAGAATCCATCTAATTGATCTACTGGATATGTAGCATGAACACGTCCATTAAGTACATATTCATATTTTTCAGGAATTGAGTTGCCTGAACCTTTTATATTAATTCTATCAGGTCTTAACTGATGCAGTTCTTTTGGAGAACCCATCTCTGCACCTACTTTGAGTATATAAGCATTACCGCTAAGAAGCACATAACCGAAAAGGCTATTAAAAAATTCACTATAAGATTGCTGTGGGTTAGGTCTATTGAGTAAATCAATAAGTGGGTGTTGTTCAACAATTTGATCTCCATTTTTTATAATAAAAGGAACTGCACTTGCACCTTTACTGATTTCATTTACACATCTATAAACTATGCTGTTCTTTAAATATCCTTCTTTAGCTAAATCTGCATACTTGTATTGCTTTGCTTCTTCAGTACCTACTCCAAAATAACCCATCATGTTTGAGTTTTTTTGTTCAGGCTTAATATTAAATATTCGTTGTAGAAATGTTTGTTGTGCCATTAGCTAATTCTCCAGTTTACTTGTCCTTGTGACTTGCTTAATTCAGTAATAGCCCATACTAAGGCATCAAGTCTATCAGGTGAGCCACTATTAGCTTCTCCTGTATAGCTACACATCTGTTCTTCCAACTGTGGATATACACCTACATGGTGTACCCTTCTTTGTTCATATAGAGCTGCCACAGGCTCTGCTCTTAATATCTTACCACGAGTAGCTCTAACACTTCTATAAGATATATTATCATCAGAAATACGCAACATTTTCTCTACCAAGTCACCACCGTTATTTACCTCTGCAACAATAAGATCGGCTTCCCAATCATAATAAGCATTGATAGCTTTCCTTGCCCATGCATCAGGAGAATG